AAAAAATTAAAACGGAAATCAATCTGTTATTAATGCCATATCACACTGGCAAGGGGTTGATTTGATGTTAACCAGATTACCGCACCGCGTACAAATTCAATCATTAACCGTTGTGTCTGCCGATGGTGGATGTTTTACCGAAACATGGACGACAACTGCGACAAGATGGGCAAATGTTCAAGTAGCACGAGCGAACGAGGAATTCGGATTCGGCAAAGATCAACAAGCGAACATTTACCGAATCATTATGAGGAAAGAAGCGTTCACAAATAAGCAACGCCTAGTTTTTAATAATCTAGTTTTGACGATCCAGACGATAGACGATCCAACCCAAGACGGTCGGATGATGGTTGTTTTTGCTAGGGGTGAGTTAACATGAAGGTTTCTGTTTCCGGTTTTCGTGAATTACAAAGCCAGTTAAAACAACTGCAACAGCGGTTTCCAGATGAAGTAAAAGCCATGATTTTTGAAGTTGCGCTGGTCGATGTTGAAACATACGCGAAAGACGAAACCGGAATCCCTGTAGATACTGGACGACTTCGTGCTAGTATCCATACAAAGTATTTGCGCAAACCAAAAAAACCGATTAACACCGGATCGGCGGATAAATCTGTAGACCATTCACAAATGACTTACATTTATAAAGACGATGAAGGAAATACATTTGATGGAACACTGACACCACAACCAGATGAATATAGCGTGATTGTTGGAACTAATGTTAAGTATGCAAAAAAAATCAATCGTCAAGGTGGAGGCGGAGCGAATAGCCGGAGAAAGTTGCCAAAAGGACAAGGGCAAGCATTTTTTGATAAGGCAATTAATAACGGAAAAATAGCGTTGCGCCGAGAATTAAAACAACTTGCAAATAGATTGCATAAGATACCATAGGGAGGTGGTGAGGTGTCTGCACAATGGGAAGTACAAAAAGCGCTATATACTGCCTTGTCCGGTGATTCAGCTTTTATGACTAAAATAGGATCAAGATTATACGATGAACCTCCAACAAATGAAACATTTCCTTATGTAACACTTGGTTATATGATCGAAAACAAATACAACCGAATAGGTAATGCCGGATATGAAATAAGCGCCAGAATTGATATTTACACAAAATCAGGTCGATTAGGTTACCGTCCAGCGAAAGAGATATTATCAGAAATGAACCGGATTTTAAATCTAAAGCGCTTCAACTTGTTAGGTTTCAATATGATACAATGTTATTACGAGACGAGCGATACCGAACGAGATGAGGATAAGCGAATTTTAAGTGTCCGATACACGGTTTTGTGTCAGGACGGATTGTTACCGCAGTCGCTTTTGTACCCTTCACCAAGTTTGTATCCAATTCCAATATAAAAATTTTAGGAGGTTGTCCACATGGCTTTTTTTGCGAATGCTTCTGTATTCAAATTGGGATCAACAACTATTTCGGAGGTAACTTCAATTTCAGCGCCTAATCTGACTGCTGATACAATTGACGTTACAACACATGGTTCGACTGGGCGTTATCGTGAATTCATCCAAGGACTTCGTGATGGCGGTGAAATCACAATCGAAGGTTTTTACACAACAGCGAGCGCAAACACAATTACAACACAATTGAACACAACAGCAACAGCAACAGCAACGATTGATTTGCCGACAACGCCAAGCACAACGCGTTTTACTGCAACTGTCATTTGCACCGCGTTTTCTAGCGAAGCGCCAGTGGATGGGGCAATTAGCTATTCCGCAACTTTCAAAGTGACTGGACAGCCAAGCTTAGGAACAATTTAATAAAAGGGGTTAGACTATGAAAAAAAATATCTCAATCACGTTGGACAGGGAACGGAATCTGAGATTAGATTTGAATGCTATGTCTGTATTTGAGGATGTGACAGGAAAATCACTTTTCACAATAGGCGAAGGGTTACAAGAAGCGCGAAACGTTCGTGCATTATTGTATGCCGCTATGAAAAGCGCCGGAGAAGATATTTCGCTGGAACAGGTTGGCGAGAATATTACGATGCATAATTTTTCAATGGTTTCAGAAGTTATTTCTAAACTAATGACAGTGAGTTATGGTAAACCGCTTGAAGAAGCGGAAGAAGGAAAAAAGTAGAGCCGCCAGAATGGATTGAATTATGGTCAATCGGAATATATGATTTGCGATTGTCGGAAGATCAATTTTGGCGTTTAACGTTAGCTGAATTCAATAGTTTGTGCCTTCGGCACAAGGAAAAACAACGCGCCGAGTTATTCAATTCGGCGCTTATTTGTTCTGTTATTGCAAATGTAAATCGTGGAAAAGGTAAAGCATATTCACCTGCTGACTTTATGCCGAAAGAGAAAAAGAAACGGAAAAAAATGAACGTGGACGAATTGGTTTCTGTTTTGAAATCAATCACACTTGCAAATGGTGGTGAAGTAAATTGTTAGAGGAACTCATAGTAAAAGTTGGGGCGGATATAAAAGATTTTAGCGCAAAAATGCAATCATTAACCGCTAACTTAGAATCCGTTCGTGATAATTTTCAGCAGGTAGGCGAAACGTTAACTGCATCGTTAACCGTTCCATTAGTTGCAGTAGGGGCGGCTTCGGTTAAACTGGCAAGTGATTTTCAGGAATCGCTTAATAAGGTAAATGTTGCTTTTGGATCGTCTGCATCAAGTGTGATTGAATGGTCAAAAACCTCTATTGAGTCGATGGGTTTAGCTTCTGGATCAGCGCTTGATGCCGCCGCCTTATTCGGAGATATGGCATCAAGTATGGGAATCAGTAGAGATGAAGCGTCAAAAATGGCGATGAGCCTAACACAATTAGGCGCGGATTTAGCATCATTCAAAAACATTCCAATTGAACAAGCCATTTATGCTCTTAATGGTGTTTTCACTGGTGAAACGGAATCACTAAAAATGTTAGGCGTTGTCATGACGCAAACACAATTACAAGCATTTGCATTAACTCAAGGAATTACAAAGCAAGTAGAAAAGATGACCGAAGCGGAACTTGTCTCATTACGTTATGCGTTTGTTTTGGATCGAACAAAAAATGCACAAGGCGACTTCGCGCGAACGAGTGAAGGTTCAGCCAACCAGATGCGTATTTTTCAAGAGAATTTAAAGGAACTAGGTAAGCAAATAGGCGAAGTCATCCTTCCGACTTTTACGAAAATGATTCAAAAATTAAATGATATCCTAAAAGAATTTGGCAAGTTATCGCCAGAAATGAAACAGACAATTGTTGTTGTTGGTGCAGTATTAGCGGCAATCGGCCCGTTGTTATTAGCTTTTTCTGCAATGATATCAACCGTTACATTTGTTTCGACTTCACTTGCAACGCTATCTGGATTTTTAGCGGCTAATGCGGCGGCGATATCTGCGGCGCTTCCTGTTATTGGTTTAGCGGCGGCGTCTATTGTTTCATGGGGTTTCGCGGTTAAGGCTTTCATGGCTGATTACGAAAAGTTTAGAGTAGCATTCGTCTATGCGACAGAATCAATCAGCGCAAAATTTGGAATTATGTACAGCGCAGTAAAAATCATTATTGATCGATTAAAAATTGCTTTTTATGATTTTATGATTGCTACAATCGGGCAATTTGGCAGTGTAGGCGATTCATTCAGAAAACTTCGGGATGAAGTTGAAAACTCAATGATGGGTGAAAAAGTGGAATTGCTTGCAAAGAAATCTGCACTTTCAACCGCCGAATGGAAATATCAAACCGGATTATTAAATGAGACTATTCGACAGACAAACGAGCAACAAAACAAGAATGCCGGAATGACTGATTATATGACGGATCGAACGCTCATAATGACAGGCGTTACACAAAAGGCGACTGAAGCGATGGAGAAACAACGCCACGCGGCTAATGCGGCGGCACTCGCGAAAGGTGATGCGGCTAAAAAAGCAAAAGAATTAGCAGACGCACAAGACAAATTGATAAAAGTATCAATGCAAACAACAAATGAACTGGGCGGCGCTATCATTACAGCACTAAAAAACCGTTATCAGCAGGAAGAAGATATTCAGCGCGATTCATTACAAAAACAACAAGATAGAGCGAGAGAAAATTTTGATTCGTTTGTATCCGAAGCAAAAAGTGCTAATGATAAAGTACAAGAATCATTTAGAAATATGGCTGATAAAAATATTGAGCAGATACGCCGAACGTATGATGAACAATTAAATTTGCTCGATTCGTCAACAAAGGCACAGCTTACAGATATTAATAATCAAATTAATGCAATCAATCAGCAAACAGACGATGAAGAAAAAGCATTACGCGATAAAGAATTTCAGAAGCAAAAAGCCGAAAAGATACGTTCTCTTACAACAGCAAAAAATGAAGAAGAACGTGTAAAAATTTTAGATCAATTGCAAGAAATGGACGCAAAACGAGAGCGCGAATTATTACTTGAAAAACGCCGCGTATTGATTGATGATTTGCGCCAGCGTCAAGAGTGGATTCGATTAGATGCAGAGCGCCAAAGAAAAGAAAAAGAAGAAACAATGAAGCGTGAAATTGAATTAGAGCAACAGCGCCTAGCTACTGATTTAGCAAACTTGCAAACTAATTTTGAGAATAAAATTAAAACGCGCGAACAATTCAAGACAAATGAAGATTTATATTACCGCAACTTAGAAAAGGGAATTACACAGCACTATGAGAATTTGAATAAAGAAGATAAATTGCAAGCGACAGCACGCAAAATGTTTTTGGATGAAAACAACAAAGAATTAGTAAATTTGTTGGCAACGTATAATCCAAAGTGGGAAGAAGCAGGGAAAACATGGGCGGAAAAATTATTGTCTGGAATTAAATCTATTAAGATTGATGAAGCGATAGAAACGATTATGTCAAAACTATCAAGCGTGAAAAGTGCTACTGCAAATTTGGTTTCTGCATCGCCAGCGATCGCGGGTGTAAATGGGCGAGTTGATCCATTCACGACAAATGCGGTTATGTCACAACTTTCCAATCCAAATGTAAACCTTTTCGTTGACGGTAAAAGTATGGCTTCTGCAATCGCGCCACACATGACAGACCAGATTCGAGCGCGGACGGGGGCGAAATAATGTTTAAAATTATTACTTATCGCACGTTCGAACCAACAGAAATATCTGGATTGCAGGTCTGGCTAGACAATGACACCTTAGGAGCGGATGGGTCAACAGTTTCCGTTTGGGCTGATTCATCCGGTAACGGTTTTAATTTTGTGCAAAGTAACGCAACTTACCAGCCGGATATATTTACCGATGGATCAAGAAAAACGGTTCGCATGACAGCAGATTCTTTTCTTAATTGTCCATCTGGATTGGCTATGCTAAAGAATGTATCCGGTGCGACAGTCTACACCGTATATAAGCCAGACCTAACTTTTAATCCGGTTATTACTATTTCAGACGGTGCAATATCTTACAATCCATTACGCCTTAGTCAATTTAATTTTAGCGATTATGCCAGTGGAATGAGAATACTAGATGGCGGATCGTCTGTATTAATTGACAGCACGAAATTAATTCACAACACAAATTACATCATCCATGGCACTTTTGCTAATTTTGCAAATAATGATTTGTACCAGTATTTAGATTCTGAATTAGACGGATCAAGCGAGCAAGCCGGAGGAAGCAACACCAGTAACACCAATTCGGCGGCTATTTTTCTAGGTGCATATGCGCAAGTGCCACACGTTGCACTTAAACCATCATCCGCTTTAAGACCTCAATCATCGGTTTTCGCAAGTGTGAAATATTTAGAAGTTTTAATATTTAATCGCGTTTTGACAGCGCTGGAAAAATACAACGTTGAAAACTATTTGAGCATTAAACATGGCTTAACGTTGGCGTAAAGGGGGGTAGATTATGCCTATTTATATTCCGGTCGATTTAACGCCATTTTACCAACCGCAGACGCTAGAGATACAAGACGAAATTAACGCACGAAGCACAGCGCGTTTTGGTCTAGTCGATGTTACTGCAACGTTGACGTTGGAGGATGGCGCACCAATTGAAATTTACGATTATAGCGGCAATTTGATTTTTGGCGGTTTTATCAATTACCCACGCCGAATCAATCCACTCGGAACGGATGCACTATTTTTTGATATTGAAGCAATTGACCAACACGAAATCGCGGATCGTTATTTAGTAGCGGAAGCATTTGTGAGTCAAACTGCCGGATATATAGTGAACACGATATTAAGCAATTACTTAGCGGCAGACGGTGTGACGGTCGGGAATATCGAAGCAGGAATAACACTTGATGTTGCCAAGTTTCCACGAGCAAACACCGTAGCGGAAGTTTTGGACAACTTAGCGGAAATTTGCGGATTTGTCTGGTTTATCGACTTTGACAAAAAGTTGTACTTCCAAGAGCGTAACGCAACAGTAGCCGGATCTAATTTGATAGACAATAGTCCGATTTTAAATATTAATGTCCGAAATGATCGGAGCAAATACCGAAATCGCCAGTATATTCGCGGTGGACAAACGCCAACGGATTCACCGATTACAGGAGAATCACCAACGCCGAAGCCGGACGGAACAACGCGCACATTTGTCACACGTTATCCGATTGCACAAGCGCCGACAATCTATGTAAATTCCGTTGCAGTACCAGCAAATCAAATCGGTATTAATGGAATAGACGGACAGGTTACGCCGCTTCAATGGTATTGGTCATACGGATCGAATACGATTACGCAAGACACCACGCAAACGGTATTAAGTACAAGCGACACAATTACAATTGATTACATTGGATTAATTCCGTTACTGGTTGTCGTGGAAGATTCAAACGCCATAGCACAACTCGCTACAATCGAAAATTTATCCGGTGTATATGAGTCGCTGGAGACGTTGCCAAACGTAAACGATAAACAACAGGCACTAGATATTGCGAATGGTAAACTGCGAAAATATACAGTTGTGCCGCGTGAGTTGACTTATCAGACCTTCACGAATGGACTTAGCGCCGGACAGCTTCAAACTGTTACGCTTTCAAAATACGGAATCAGCGCGGCGGAATTTCTGATTGATCGGGTAACGATTCGAGATTTAGATGACAACGGAACATTTGTCTATGATGTACACGCAATTGACGGTGAACCTTTTGGATCATGGACGAAATTTTTCGAATCGCTTGTTAGAAAAGAAAGCGGATTAGTAATTGATCCAGACGAGAAATTGATTGTATTAAAAACAATTTATGAGACGGATTCATGGACAGAATCGCAAGCCTATACGATTTTTGCGTGTCCGGTTGTGTCCAATACGCTCTATCCATCGGATACCCTTTATCCTTGTTAAGGAGTGGAACATAATGAACGAAGTACAGGGTTGGCATGGTCAATTTGATATCTATATTAAAAATAATGATGATTGGCAACACGAAGCGACAATAAATAACACGATTACGAATAGTGGCTTAAATTTATTGCGTGAAGCGCTTCGAGGAACAATTACAGATGCACAAATCAAGTATGTTGCGGTTGGTACTTCATCGGCGGCGGTTACGGTTAGTGATACACAATTAGGCGCAGAGATTTTTCGAAAGCCTGTATATTCAAGAACAGCCGGAACAAATGGCGTGCTAGTCACAATTGCAATCTTGGAGGATTCAGAAGCGATAGCAAATATTCAAGAAATCGGGATTTTCGCAGGTAGCACAGCAAGCACAACGACAAATTCCGGTATAATGATAAGTAGGATATTATACAGCCGAAACAAAACAAATTTAGAAAGTGTGCAGATTCAACGCACAGATACAATAGCGAGAGGATGAATTTAATATGCCAGCTTATACAAAAACGAATTGGGTAGATGGATCAGTACCAGCAATCGACGCGACAAACTTAAACAAGATCGAACAAGGCATTTTTGATAGTTTGCGCCAAGACGGTAGCACCACAATGTCCGGTCAATTGGTTACAACTGCCGGAAGCGCGTCAACACCTGCAATTGCACC